TCAGCCGACCTTGCAGCCCCAGAAGGACGTGTGATCGGCGGCGAAGTAGCCGTCCGCGACCCGGAAATACCCCTGCAGCTCGACGGTATCGCCGGCAGTCAGCGGGACCATCGTCTGCAGCCAGATCGCGGTGGCGAGTGAGACGTGCGTGGCGGAGATTTCGCCAAGGGAGCCGCGGATTTCGGTCGTGCCGTTCAGCACGAGCCGCCCGCGCATGCGGGCCGTGGCGCTGGCGTTGATCTTGTAGAGCAGCGTCGCGCCGAAGAGGTAGGTGCCATCGACAGGCGCCACGAAGTGGTTGTTCGCGGCGTCGAACGCGCCCTGATCGTTGTAGTCGGTGTTGTTGAGGCCTATCTTCGTCCAGGTCCCGACCCCCACGTAATTGTCGTAGTCCGTGTACGCCTTGAGCCGCGGCAGCCGGGGCTGGTCGACGATGCCGTTGGCGTTGTCGACGCTGAGACCATCGAAGAAGGTGCTGCCGTCGGCCGAGACCGCGAGCCGGAAGCGGTCCGAGCCGAAGAGCCCGACCAGCGCCTTGGTCACGAAGCCGGTCTGCAGCGTGAGCCCGAGATCGTCGCCAGCGGCCTCCTTGTTCATGGTGTAGAACAGATCGCCGGTTCCACCCTCGGCCACGGTCTTCGCCGTCCAGAGCGCCGCGTTGAGCTTGGCCGAGAACGGGTTCGCCGCATCGGCCGTCGTGCCGAGGCCCAGCAGGGCGAGGTTCTGCAGCGATACCGGGGTCGTCCCGACCCAGCTGGACCCATCGTAGACCAGCAGCAGGCCCTCGTCCTCGACCCATGCGCGCCAGCCGGTCCGTGGTGGAAGGCGCAGCCAGGCGCCGTCCGTCCAGAGCGCCACGTTCAGGTCCCAGCCCGCCCAGTCGCCTGTCGCGCCCGAGCCGACGATGTAGCGATCGCCATCGGCGGGGCTGCCGGGCGGCGCTGTCAGGTCGCGGTCGAGCACGGAGAGCTGGACAAGCCCGTCGAGGATCCGCAGCGCCTCGTTGTGGGTGACATGCTTCTGGGCCTGCGCCGCGAGGATGTAGGGCAGCAGGAGATGGGTCGTGGCGTCGGACATGGGATGGCCTCAGAACGTGAGGGTGACGGTTTTCGGCGCGCCCCGCCCGACGAGGGCGGAGAGCTGGAAGATGCGGATGTCGAGCGTGTCGCCAGGGGCGAGCGGCGCGCCCCAATCGGCGGTCTGCTGGGCGGCAGTGTAGACGGCGCTGGTGGTGGCCGTGCTCAGGACGCGCTTCACCGTGGCACCGTCGAGGATCTCGACCTCGTAGGCTTCGAGTTCCTCGCCGAGCGGCACCTCCAGCCCGCCCCAGCTGTCGGCGGCGAGCGCCCGGGAACGGCGCGTCCAACGGATGGTCAGATCGCCGTGACTGCGTGGCGTGCGCCACGGCTGCTCGACATGGGCGACAGAGAAGGGTCGCAGTCCGACGCCTTCGGGCGTGAAGGCCTGCGCCATATAGGTCTCGTCGCTTACCGGGCGGCTGGCCGGGCCGATGCGCCAGTTCCACGGGATGCCGAGATCGGCCTCGGCGATGGGCAGCGATGCAAGGCTGTCGTCGAGCAGGAGGACCCGTGCCCCCGAAGGCGCCGGATTTCCCATGGCGCATTCGGTCCCGCGCTGGCCGCGGAGAAGCCGAGTCAGACGATACCGACCCGGCGCCAGCAATTCGGCCGCGCCCGCTTGCACGATCTCCCAGACGCCGGGCGCACTCTCGATGGCAAGCGCATTGGCGCCGCCAAAGAGGGTCAGGTCGGTGACGCTTTCCAGCGTGCCGGTCAGCAGATCGACCACCAGCGCATTGCCGAGGTCGAAGCGCGAGGTGGCCCCCGCGTAGAAGTCCGAGACCAGCGCCCCGATCCGGGCGCGACTGCCGAACGTTGTCAGCAGCTCGAAGCCATCGGTCGAAGGGCTGCGGAACACCGCCATCTCGCCCGGCCAAGGAAGAGCGTGCGCCGCCACAAACGGTCGATGCGCGGGCTGGTCCTCGGTCAGCTGCGGCAGGTCCATCAGCACCGCGTCCGGCGCGCCGAACACCACGGCCCGCGTCAGAGACGCCGCGCGCGGATCGCCGGGTGGCAGATCGTAGGTCGCCCTGTCCTGGCGGACCGCCTCGATGCCGCGCGCCTCTGCGTCGGCGATGGAGACGAACCGCAGATCGACCAGCCGACCGTCATGCTCCAGTCGGATCGCGTCGGCCGGATCGAGCGCGAGCCGCGAGGGCGGCAGACGGAACGCCGCCGTCTCGCGCCCCACCCACGCCTCCATCAGCGCGCGGCGGCAGCGGCGCTCGGCTTCCTCGGGCGGCACCGCCATGGGGAAGCTTTCGGACGCAATTCGCGTCGTGTCGACGGTGATGCGCCGGGCCTCGACGAGGGCCGCGTCGTAATCCTCGTCGGCGCGGGCGACCTGCCATTTCAGCGCCTGCGGCAGTTCGGTCTCCTGGCCGCGGGTCAGTTCCAGCACATCGCCTTCGCGGGCGGCCACCAGATCGTCGGGCGCGAGGGTGGCGACGGAGGCCCGGCCGCGCATGACGAACCGGATCACGCCCTCGGTCTCGACCGCGTCGAAGCCGAAATGCCGCGACAGCGTGGTGATGGAGGCGCGCGGGCTCTCCAGCGCCGTGATGGCGTAGCCCTCGACAGCGCCCCAAACCCCGGTGACGTCGATCCGGGACTCGGGCATGCCCGCCCTCAAACAGAGATGCCGGACGAGCGCGGCCAGCGACACCGCACCGAGCCGCCCCGTCAGCCAGTGGCCCAGCCGCCAGTTCGCCCCGTCCGTCCATACGTCGGTCAGCGCCGGGAAGAACGGATAGGGCCGCGCGTCCCAGGTCCAGGCGGCGCATTCCGGCACATGCACCATCCGGCCGCCGTAGACCGAGGACAGCGGGTTGTTCGCGGCATCGCCCCACCAGAGATACGTCGCCTCCAGATAGGCGCGCTGGATCGCGTCATCGCGCCAGCCCCGCGAGAAATGCGGCGTGAAGCTTTCCGAGGACTTCGGGTCGAAGAAGACGTTCGGCTGGTTGGTGCCCCGGTCGATGGCCGGGCAGCCGAGTTCGGTGAACCAGATCGGCTTGGATTGCGGCACCCACGCCGTCGGCGTCCCACTCTCCACCCCGCCCGGGCGGTCGTAGTGCGGGTTCGACCACCAGGCGCGCAGATCCTTGTAGCGGAAGACCCATGGCTTGCCCGCCGAGCCATCGGTGATCGGCGTCCGGACCTGTGCCGACCGATCCGCGGCGCTGGCATAGAACCAGTCGAAGCCTTCGCCGCCCGCGATGTTCCCCTGCAGGTAGGCCCGGTCGTAGATCGCGGGCCAGCCCTCGGCCGTGTCGGCATGCTCGAAGCCGTCCCGCCAGTCGGAGAGCGGCATGTAATTGTCGATCCCGACGAAATCGATCTCCGGATCGGTCCAGAGCGGGTCGAGATGGAAGTACACGTCGCCCGAGCCGTCGCCCGGCTGGTGCCCGAAATACTCGCTCCAGTCGGCGGCGTATCCGATCTTGGTCCCGGACCCGAGGATCGAGCGCACATCGGCGAGCAGGTCCCGATAAGCCTGCACCGCCGGATAGGTGGACGCGCCCGAGCGGATTGTCGTCAGCCCCGGCATCTCGGTGCCGATGAGGAACGCATCGACCCCGCCCGCCGCACCGCACAGATGGGCGTAGTGCAGCACCATGCGGCGCAGGCCCCAGTCGCCGGGCGTGCCTGTCCAGGAGACCGACTGACCCGAGACGCTGTAGCTCGCGGACGTCGCCGCGCCGAACAGCGCCGCCACCTGCGTGGCCGCCGTGGCGGTCTTGTCCACGGTCCCCGCGAAACCTGCCGCCGGAGAACAGGTGATCCGCCCGCGCCAGGGGAAGGCAGGCTGACCCGCCTCCGCGGCATTGTCGGAATACGGGTTCGGCAGCGTATTGCCGGGCGGGACATCCATCAGGATGAACGGATAGAAGGTCACCCGCAGCCCGCGCGCCTTCATCTCCTGGATCGCCTGCACCACCGCGAAATCCGACGGCGTGCCGCCATAGACCGGCCGATCCTGATCGTCGCGGCTGACGAGGAAGGCACCGGCGCGGCTCACGCCGTTCACCGACCAGCTGGCGGGCGTGGTCGACTTGGCCGACACCTCGACGCCCGGCCGGACCTTGCAGGAGCCCGCGCGCAGGTCGTCGCCGAACCACGCCACCACGAGGCTGACGCTCTCGACCGCCGGGGCCATGGCCTGCAGCCGGTCCAGCGCCTCAACCATGTCGGTGGAGTCGGCCAGCGCGTTCAGGTTCTCGGGCACCGTCGCCCCACCACCGGTCTTGCGGATCGCCTGCGTGGCGTAGGTGAACTCGCCCGAGGCCGGGATCATGGTGACGGCGCGGGTCAGCCCCTCGGCAGTGTCGGGATCGGCGAGCGGGCGGAACACCTCGAAGGACAGCTGCGGCAGGCGGTTGCCATAGGTCGAGAGCGCCAGCTCCTCGAAGACCACATAGGCCGTGCCGCGATAGGCCGGCGTGCTGGCCGCGCCCATCCTCGCAGCGATGAACGGATCGGCGGTCTGGGCCTCGTCGCCGGGATACCAGCGCCAGGTGACGCCGGAGAGGTCCATCGGCTTGCCGTCGGCCCAGATGCGCCCGATCCCGGTGATCGGCCCCTCGCAGAGCGCCACGGCGAAGCTGGCGTAGTAGAGATACTCGGTCGTCCTGACCTTGCCGCCCCCGCCGCCCTTGCCGCCGCCCTGCGTGGTGGTCTTGGTCTCCTCGCGAAAATCGGTCGCCCAGATGATGTTGCCGCCCAGCCGCATCCGGCCATAGAGCCGCGGGATGACCGCGCCCTCGGTGGCCGAGGTGATGCGCAGCGTGTCGAGCCGCGCGCCCTCGATCCGCTGGGTCGGCGCCAGTGATGAGATGATCCAGCTGTCCACGACCGAGCCGATGGTGGAGCCGATGAAGCCGCCGATGGTGGCGGCGCTCACGCCGAGGATCGCGCCGCCGATCGAGCCGCCAATGGCGGCGCCAGCGGCACCGAGGACAAGCGTTGCCATGCGTGGATCTCAGCGTTGCGGGAACAGGAAGGCGAAGGCGATGCGCCGCCGCCAGGACAGGTTGAGCGGTTCCTCGATGACGCCCAAGCGCTCATAGGCGTGGAGGAAACTGTAAGGACCAGTGAGGATCCCGACATGCTTGGCGATGGCTCGGGGCTTCATGCGGAAGATGACCAGCGCGCCGGGTCCGGCGTCGGCGGGCGACACCTCGATCATCATCCGCCGCGCGCCCTCGGCCAGCACCTCGCGCGGGCCGGTCTCGCCCCAGTCGCGGCTGTAAGGCGGGATCGGGAACGGCTCGGGGCCGACAACCTCGCGCCAGACGCCCCGCGCGAGGCCGAGGCAATCGCAGCCGACGCCCCGAAGGCTCGCCTGGTCGTGATAGGGCGTGCCGAGCCATGACCGCGCGATGGCGACGACGCGCGCTGGGTCGGCGGAGGTCACAGCACGCCGCCCGCGTGCCCGCCATCCTTGGTGGCATAGCGCAGGACCGCATCCTGGCCGGGGATGTGCGGGAAACCCCGGAAGTTGGCGGTGTTGGCGAACTTCGCGCCGCAGGTCTCCATGCGCTTGTCACAGCCCGCGCGGATGGTGAAGCTGTCGTTCTCGGCGATCGCGCGCACCGGCGCTTCGAGCAGCGTCAGCACCGCGATGCCATCCGTGACGTCATGGCCCAGCACCTCGGTGCGCCGCCCGGCGTTCGCGCCGCTCGTCCATTCGATGGTGCCGAAGGTGAACCATCCGAAATCGAAGCCGCCGAGCCCCGAGGCGGTGAAGGCCCGGTCGCGCAGCAGATCGATGACGGTGCCCGTGCCCTTGTAGGCGGAATCCTCCAGGTCGACGCCGCAGCGGGCGTCCCCGAGCGCGGCATCGCAGGTCGCCTGGAAGGTCCGCCCGACTGTCTGGCCGAGCACATGCGCGAGCGAGCGCACCTCGGCCACGAAGGCCAGCCGCCCGCGCCGGATCTGGCCGATGGCGCCTCGGCGCATAAGCACGCGCTGGCCGGTGTCGGCCCAGTTCACGCGCCAGACCTCGACCTCCGCGTTGTCCCAGCGGCCGTCGAGGATGTCGGTCTCGGTGATCCTGTCCGAGGTTAGCACGCCCTCGGCGTCCTGCGCATCCACGGACAGGTCCGAGCCTGAACGGACCTCTGAGGCGGTGAGCCCGCTCTCGGGCTCGAACTCCGTCCCGTCGAAGCTCAGCGTCCGGTCGTGATCGGTGAAGCCGAAACTCGCGCCATCGGCGCGCGTGATCCGCCAGCACCAGGCGAGCGTGGTCGTGCCCTCGTCGAGATGGGACTGCAGGCCGGGGTCGAGCGACTTCATCGCCGGATCTCCAAAAGCGGAATGGAGGTGATCGAGCCGAGCCGCTCGAGATCGAGTGTCACGTCGAGCGCGTCGGTGTCGAAGCGGACCGGCACGTCGAAGGCGAAGCCCGCGGTGATCGCAACGCCGGAGCCCGGGGCGGTACCGAAGGTGACGACGCCTGTCGTGGTGTCGACCGTCCAGCCGGAAAGCTGCTCGACCCCGCCAAGCGCGATGCGCACGCTGCCCGCCACCGGCTTGGCGATGGCGCGCGTCCAGGATTGCACGCCCGAGGCGTAGCGCTTGACCAGCTGGAAGGCGGTCGTCGCGCCGTCGCCGATGCCGAGGGCCTGGTCGGTCGGCGATGGCGTGCCCGAAGGCAGGCAGGATTTGTGGTCGCCCCAGTCCTTGAAGCGGAAACCGTGGAGCCGACCGTTGCGCGCCTCGAAGAAGGCGACGACCGCGGCAAGATCGTCGGCGCGGCGGATGCCGTAGGCGACATCGTAGCGGCGGCGCGAATTGGCCCAGCTGGCGTTGCGCTGCTCGTCGCCCGAGGCGAGCTCGACGATCTGGGTGCGCCGCTCCGGCCCGCCACGGGCGCCTCGGCTGATGTTGTCGGGAAACCGGACCTCGTGAAACGCCATCAAGTCTCTCCATGGTTCGTGCTCTGGCCCCCGCAACCGGTTCCCACTTGCGGGGTCGCACTCACATGCCCCTCCGCCCGAGCGAGACCGCACGGGCGATATCCGCCGCAACCTGCGTGCGGGACTGCCGGAAGCTCTCGGCGTCGCGCGCCATGATGGTGACGTTGACCCCGCCGCCCGCGCCGTAGGTCTGGGCCTCCCGCCGCGACAGCACCCGCTCGCCCCGCTGCAGGATCGCGGGCACCTCGTCGTGGCGCAGCCCCGCCATGCCGCCTGAATGCATTCGCGGGGCGGCGGCGAAAGCCATGGCCGGGACCAAGCGCGAGGGCCCGGCCGATCCGACCATCCCGCCCGCATGCAGGATGTTGGCGAAGATGCCGCCCGCGCCGGAGAACACGCCGGAGAGCGCATTGGCGATCGGCCCCAGGATGAACCGCCGCGCCGCCAGCTGGGCGAGATCGGCCAGCAGCGAGGTGACGAGGTCTCGGAAGTTCAGCTTGCCGGTCCGCACGAACTGGCCAACCGCGTTCTCGGCCGACTGGAAGGCGCCAACGAGGCTCTGGCCGATGTCGCCGCCGATGTCGCGCGCCTTGTTGGCGTAATCCGACAGCGCCGCCGTGACCGCCTGCCACCCGGTGACGGCGGCTTCGGTCGCGGGCTCCGCCGCAGCAGCCGCCGTACCCGCGGCAGCGCCGGCGTCGGTTGCTGCCTGTCCAGCGCCGTCGAGCGCGGTCTCGAACCGCTCCGCTGCGGCCGTGGCCTCGGCCAGCGCATCGGCGCCATCCTCATCTGTGCCCCGGACCGCATCGCGCAGCGCCTGCCAGCTTTCCAGCGGGGCCCGCGCCCCTTCCGCCAGATCGCGCGCGGCGCCGCGATAGACGTTCGCGGACTCGAGCGCCCGATTTGCCGCCTCGGTCAGTCCGAGATC